GGCTTCGGAATAACCTTACCAGCTCCAAACTTGTCTAAGATACCAACAATAACACCTGTGCCAGAAGCAACTGCGCTGTCATATTGGCCTGTTTTCTCTTCTTGCTCGAAGGCTGACTCACCAGCTCCCATTGCAGCCGATCCAACTAAAGTAGAACCGCCGATTAAAGCTGAAGCAGTCAGTGAGAATGGAGCTGTGATAGCCGCTAGGCCCGTACCGACAATGGCTGTGCCACCTGATGCTGCGTTCTCTGCTGATTTCTCTGCGATCCAGCCAACAGCTTCGCTGAAGCCGCCTTTGTCGTAAGTGTCTCGTAAGCTACCTGTGTATGTGGGCGTGTAGCCGCCCTCTTCGATGTCTTTGTCCTGTTGGGCAACAACATCTGTGCCAAACTGCTTGACAGTATCGGAGCCAATAAGATCACCAAAGGCCTCTGCACCCTTACCAGCTAATCGCTGGGCTTGGTCTACAGAGTAACTAAGAGCACCGTCTGCTTTCTTAGGTGCTTTTTCGTAGACAGGGGGTGGTGGGGTTGTAATTGATTGCTGGGGCTGCTGCTGCCGTGACATCTGTTCTTTAAGAGCCTGTGCAAGTTGCCTTGCGGCATCAACGTCACCTGCTGCATGTGCATTTTGCAGGGCAGTCGCAAGCTGTTCTTGCAAACCCATATTGGACTCCTAATTAAGAGGCGTATGTATTGATTAGGTTCTGGACATTCTGTGTAAGACCACCGCCACCTTGCATCTGTTGATAGCCTTGGCGTTGTGCATTGATAGCAGCGATAGTACGGAGATACTGATCGCGTACTGCCAGCAAGTTCTCACGAAGTTGCTCTGGGCTTTGTGAGTTCTCCAAGTTACCCATAGACGCATTAAGCTGTCTAAGTTCCATCTCAGATACCTGACCCAAAGCACCGCCTGTTGGCGAAGCATCACGCATTGCTTGGAGCTTATCAAAACCAATGTTGGCTTTGATTGTTGTAAGTCTAGCCTCAAAGTCACGGGCTTCAGTCCCATTAATATTAGACAGTAATGAGCCAACAAAACCTGCTTTATTACTAGGCCACCAGCTTGCAATATCCTCATCTAACTGTGGGATTAACTTGTCAATGTTGTCTGTCACAACTGGGTTCTCAATGAAAGGAGCAAGCTGCTTCTTGGGCTTTACTTTAGCTTGTGCTTTAGCGAGGGCGGCTGATGATGCTAACTCTCGATCCTCGATACGACCAAACTCATCAGTGGCAGCTCCGATGGCTTCTAAACCGCCTTGAGCTGACCCTCTGACCATAGCTCCACCAATGCGGATCATGTCGTTAGGACGCATACCTACATTGCCAATTGCTTGGGTTGGCATGGTGCTTAGTATCGCATTGTTACGTCTACCTGCTGATGCGTTGATGTCTCCTAGCTGGTCATTAGCTTCTTTTAGCAAGGCTGCATCAGGACGCTTTGAGCTGTTGTCTGATTCAGTATAACGTGGAGCTTGTTCACCAAGGCTACCGCTTGTAAATGTGTCTTGCTGGTTTCTAGCTGCATCCATAGCAGCCACAACATCATCTGCAAGAGCTGGTGATGGGAACGCACTGGCTGGCGGTGAGCCGCCCTGCATAGACTGTCCAGCAGCCATCATTGAAGGATTAAAGAGTGCTCCTTGACCAGTATCGTCACCTATGAAACCACCATCGGTAGGAGATGTAGCATTGAAGTTTAACGCTGGCTGGTTCCTAGCGTTCATCATTTGGATTTGCGCTTCTAATGACGGGCCTTGTTGACCTACCTGTGTTGTCGGAGCTGTTGCCTGTGCAAGAGCACCTTGTATACCATCAGGTACAGAAGCAGGGTCATCCATGTTTGGATTAGCGTCACGTTGAGCCATTGCTTCTACTAAAGCAGCCTCGGCTGGGTCTCGAAGCTCTGGTCTGTTTCTTTGCATCGTAAGAGCTGGAGCGTTTTCAACAAAGTTGTTTAGGATTTGTTCTTTAGTCAGCGGTGGGGCGACAAACTCATCGTCTTGACCCTTTAGAGCTGGCTTTGGTGTGTCAAAGCTGGCGTAATACTGGCTGCGTTGAGCAATGTAATCAGAGATGACATCTTCTGGCACTTTCTTGTTCCGCATTTTAGCGACATCAGCTTGTAGGTCAGGATGTAACTGTGCAGTATTGTTTGTGCTCAATGCACCAGTTTGATTAGGCATCATGTCGTTCTGTCCTTGATTTAAGAATACGGATGCTCTCGTAACGTAATCTTTGGTTTCCTGTGGCAGCTTGTTAAAGTCTGCACCATCCTCGATCCACTTAGCAGTTGCTGTCGGACCCATGTTAAAAGCAGCAAGAGAATGTAATGGGTTATCGAACTTGTGATGCTGGTTGTAACCTTTGACGTACTTAGCTGCTAATGCCCTTGATGTATCAATACCAGTCGCGTCAGCCTCACTAATGTTCTTAGGCATCTTGTAGCCCATCTGGTGCAGGTTCTTGCGGAGTAACTGGTAAGGGCCAATAGCGTCTTTCTTACTGACTGCACCCACTGCCTGTGCATCATTAAGATGCCCTGTCTCGCTATGTCTAATGGCATCCATCAATGCTGGTGTGGGGCTACCGTCTAAGTTGAGTAGTCCACTGGGAAATTGCATGTGCTTTAGTCTCCACCAAGGTATCCATCACCATACAGATACGGTGAGCTGCCACCTGCTCCACCATAGTTAAAGCCTGTCGATGGGCCGCTACTACCGTATCCACCGTAAACCGTAGGCTGCGCTTGCGGCTGAAAAGCGTTTGCAATATTCTTACCCATGCCAAAGCCAGCATAAGCACCGCCCAAAGCTGCTGTAGTGGGATCAACAAGATTAGGGCTTACGGCACCTGCTGTCTGTGGAGCACGACCAAGGATGCCAGCGTTGTATTTAGTGATCTGGTTCAACGCGAAATCACGGTCGTCTTCAAACCGCGCTCTGTTATCATTCATTATATTCTGGTCATCTGTCTGGAACATAGCACCAGCGTTAGCCATGTTACCTGACGCTGTGTTGCCCATACCAAAAGCGTTGTTAAAGGTAGTGGACATCCCAGCGTTGGCGTTCATCATGTTCCTAAACTGAGAGTCTTGGTTCTTAAATGACTCATTGCGTAATCTGTTTTCAATGTCAGCTCTTGTATCAGCAGCTCTGTCCATGTAACCACGACCAGCTATGGCCTCTGCTACACCAGCTCGGGAACTATTAGCGTTGCCTGTGGCTGATGCACCCATGCCTATGTTGCGTAGGGTGTCCTCTTCAAGCATCCGAGTGCTATCACGCAGCGCACGATTAACCATAGGGTCAGCGTTTGCGTTTACATAGTCCTCTGCTACACCTGCGCGATCTGCGCTTGCTGCATTGTATAGGTCGGCATAGTTACCACCAAAGTTACCTGTGGAGTTCATGAGGTTGCCAGATTGATCAAAAGCGTTGTTGCCAAGGTTGTACATATTGTTGGCACCAGTGGTCTGCATGTCATTCATGACAGCGTAAGTAGGACCACCGTAAGAGCCAGCACTAAGGGAACTGTTTAGAGCATCTGTCCCTTTCTTGTACATATCTTGGATGTAAGGTCGAGCGTCAGTGTAGCCTTGCATCTGCATGTCTGTGGCATACCTTTTTGCGCTTGCCTGTTTCTTGGCAGCATTGTTGCCAAAATAGCCGCCAATCAAACTTCCTGCTATTTGTCCAAACATATCATTATTTTCCTTAAATTAAACCGATACCCATGCCGTACCGTTGTAAACGACAAGACCACTGAAGCCGTTACCTAGTGGATTCCAAGGTGACACTGCGTATCTCACCATGCCTTTGATTGGGTTCTCAGGTGGGTTATCGAGCACTTGAATAGATGCCTGTGTCACTGTTTTAAGTGATGTCTCTATACGCTGTAGCTCATCTTGGATGTACCGCCTGATACCTTCTTCAAGAACTGGAAACTGGGTTCTAGTGTAGGTCTGTACAACAACATTAGTTTTATCACTAAGAGCCATTGCTATCTCCTACCAGTAGGTGTGACATCCAGATCAAACCCAGATATCTCGAAGTCCTTGTTGTCATCAAGTGTTATGCGGTAACTGAGATATCGCCCAGCCGCCCGTGAGTCGATCTTGTGATCTGTGGCTATATCGAATGTGACTTGGCTTGCGTATGTAGGGGTAGTCCTTGGGATGTCTGATGCACCAAACTCAAAGTTCATCGTAGTGTCGTTGGTGTTGGTCGTGTCAGCCTGTGGGAAGATACGGGTAACGACAACATACTGAGATGCGTTTAGACCACCTTCGTCTAGGTCAAGACCTGTTCTCTCAAGGTACACAGGTTTAGTTGCTTCAGTGTCTAACTGAAAAGCAATCTGACCTGCATCAGAAAGATCGACACCGTACATCTTGTCAGATGTGATCCCGTCTGCTGACACGCTTTCGCCTACCATAAGTACATGCCTGTTGAATGAGTCCTGCTGCTGGTAGTAAGTACCACCTGTGAGGTCATAGGTTGTTGTACTGGTAGCGTAGGTTGTGACCGAGTTTACATTAGCAACCGTGCCGGAGCTGATGTTGGGTAAGTCCATAAAAGACCAGCTATTGTTTCTGTAGTTATAAACTGCTGCCCTGTTGCACCTGTTGGCGTTAGGGAAGTGAACGTACTGATCACCAGATTGATAGCAAAAGTATATCTCGTTTAGTGTCGGGTTGTGATGTACGAAACACTTGTCAGCCTCTGCGTTGTTTAAGCTAGAGAAGATAAAGTTCTTTACTCGCTCGTCACAGATGCTTTGCTTGGAAGTTCCATCGTGGGTGTAGATGTCAAAAGCACCAAATACAAAGTGTTTACCTTCGACCTCTACAGCGCAGTTTCTGTTAATGATGCCCCCATCAGTAAACAGTTTCCTAAAGTTAAATATAAAAGTACCGCCGACAAACTCCATCATCCAGACTTGATCTGATGCGTAGATGATAAAGTTAGCACCTAAAGTAGCACCATCTATGATCTGGGTTTTAATCTGTACTAGGTCGTTAAACCCTGCACTCTTAGTCGTATCTGTTTCATCCCATGAGTCTGGGACTGCACCAGCTAGTGCCAAGTTAGAGAACCTAACCCTTGTTGGTAGGTTAGTAGCTCCCTCTGTCATGTTAAGAGCGACAAGGAAATCACCATATGATCTAAGAGAGGCAGCTCTGTGGTCACTAGGCCAGTTAGGTAAATCAGCAAAGTCAGTACCCGCTGGCCCTCGATACACTGGTACTCTGTCTGGCCTGTTTAGGTAGGTCACATCGGCTAGTGTGGTTCCTGTGTAGGGGCGGGGGTCTGATGATCCCGATATGGAACCAGAGCGATCACTCACTGTGCCAGAGCCGTACTCCTTGATAACATAGTCATCCGACACCATCACAACAGTATCAAAGCCTGTCAGTGGAACTATGCCGTATGCAAACCTTGGGGTAAATCCAAGGCTGTCTTTGATCTTTCTGAAGATAGGTGCTCTGAGGACTTTGCCCTCATCAAAACGTACATTAAAGGCTTGGCTAAATGCGTTGATTGGTATGTTGTAGGGAGAGACATCGGTATATACACCTGCATCGCCAAGCTGCCTGATAGGTATGATAGCCATGAGAAATTACTCCTGTTT